GTGTTCGCTGCTGCAGCTGGAAGGGTATCGTCGTATTGCCTGTCGGCGTTAGGGTGTGGATGCCATCCCTGGTGTGTATGGCTAATGCGTTCTGCATCGGCACCAGGGCAGTGATGTCATTAGATACATTATAGAAGCTGGTAGCGCCCCAAGTCTCTATATCCAGGATGTCGCTGCGCCACACCCTATTGAAATTGGCGTTGGTGTTGCCCAGCCACAGCCTGTTGTCCCACCAGGCAACGTGAGAGGCAAAGGTAAACCGCGAATCCAGATCCAACACGGCAGCATTACCTGAGCCTGCCCATTCGATAGGTGGGTTTACGCCATTTACTGCCACCATCCTATTTTTGTCAGACTCTTTCTCGCCTGTAGTAACAAACTCAAAATTATCATCATCGTCAGTGGAAATGGTCACAGTATCTGTAATATCCTGCCAGCCACTGTTGTAGTACTGGATCGTCGCGCCTGCGGTGATGACCGTGTAATTGCTGGTGCTGTTATAGGCGTAGTCATGCACCCCTGTGACTGTTGGTGCCCCACTGATGGCAGCGACCCCCTCATAGGAGGCAAAACCCTTGCGCTTCTCTACCGCTCCTGCGGCATTGATGCGACAGTTATTCATGGAAGTGCATTCATCCGCACCCACATCCTCGGCAGGGCGATTATAGACCACACCCCCTGTCCAAGGTCCAAGTTTAACACTGCCGCCTTGATAGGCCATTAGCCCACAGTCCCATCCACTGGCTGAAAGGCGAAGACCTGGCTGCTGTCCACACGGTGCATTCGATACCGCCTGTTGCCATCGGTCTGTCGGTTGATGTTTAACGCTCGGTTGACCACCTGCCGATACTCGGCAAACTCTAAGGCTGCTCCCTCGTAATCGCCCTTCTCCTGCTTGTATAAGCGTGCCGTGCCGAAGTAAAGGGCTGGCTGCATGATCGCTGGGACCTTAACGCTCAGGTTCACACTGTTATCGTCTGAGGTATAGTCAGGCAGATAGGCGTAGTAGCGATAATCGATGTCGGTGTTCGAATCGTCAGGGGCTGGATGCAGCTGCACCTGCTGATACCCTGTCGTTGTGTTTAAGCCCACCATCGTCACAGAGTAGGGTTCACCTGTCTGAGATTGGTCAGGATCGCGTAGGTCGAGTGCTTCAGACCCATCGATGTGCATCACATAGTCTTGTGACTTGTTGCGAAACGACAGTGGATAGGCCAGGTCAGAGGCCAGCGAGTAGACCTTCGTAGAGTCTGCACTGCTCAGCGTGCCGTAGATCGACCCTGACTGCTGCACCCTTTCACTGGTACTAAAAGTGCCTGACTCATCTTTCACGGTCAGCACCTTGGTCGAAGCAGCCCAGGACACTACCGTGGCCGTAGCGGCAGAGGTCTGCCCTGTCACCGTGCTGGTGGCTGTAAAGGTGCCCGTGTCAGAGGTGAGGGTGAACTCACGGGTGCATTGTATGGAGTCAGTCTTATGCAGCCACCACCAGGTCGCTTCGCCTGCCAGCTGCTGCAAGGTGGCGTTTAAATACAGCCGCGCAGTGGTCTGGAAGTCCCCGTTGGTAGTGGAGATGCCTACTCTTGCCAGGGCAGTCTTGATACACTCTAAAACTGTCATATCAGATTAGTCCATGATCCATTTTCATACCCCTGGAACTTGTTAGTCGAAGTGTTGTAAACCAGCATTCCGTTGGATGCGGTAAGCGCATCCCTTTGTGTCGTGGTCAGCGTAGGCACGCTGAACGAGTCAGACAGGTCCAGCGTGCCTATGTCTGCCGCACCGATATTAGCGGACTCACCCGTTAAGCTGGCAGCATTGACCGTACCTGCCACCAGCTGCTCGGTGCGTTGATTATTCAACCGCAGTAGCTGCTAATGCTTCAGCATCGACCCCATCCGCATCGATCTCGGCATTGCGAGAAGAATACGTCTGACCATCGTTCCATCGCTTCAGCCACGCTGCTACCGCCTTCTCGCCCTTAGCAGCGACTCCCTGCGGAGGACAGGGCTGGAAACCAGGTGCGTGAAAGGTACCTCCCCCGTGCGCAGCGAGGACCTGTGCGGCATCCGCATTGGTCTGCTTGCGCGGTGGTCTTACACTGGCCTGCACTCCCAATGCCTCGCGTATCTTCGCTTTCTGGTCATCACTAGCACGTTCAAGTAGGTCAACAATGGAAGGCTCTTCAGGTGACTCCATTACAGCCACTGCCTCCTGGGGGGGTAAAAAGTCTTGGGAAGCATCGTCTACAGGGAGAGGATTTTTTCGTGGTCTTGCCATGATTTCCTCGTAGTAAAATAAGTAGGGGGAGTATTCCCCCTACTCACAAATGTTAAGCAGGCAGATTCAAATACACTGCCGCCTGCTGATTGTCTACCACATCGCCGTATGCCACCGTACCAACCTGATAGGTCAGGTCATTGGCAGTCCCTTCCGCTGCGGCTTGTGAGGGCTGCACGGACCCTGCGTGATTCACCGAAGGAACCACAGGTCTACCCGCATGGACATCTGTTGCAGTTAAACTATTGAGGTCAAAGCGAACAGAAGCAATGCCGCTGGTTTGTATCCAGCCGTAATAGGCTGAAGTCAAGCCACGAAAACTAACCCCAACAGGCATCGTATCAGTGTTGGCATCGGTGGTTGCAGCGCACGATATCACCTTACGAAACGCTGGCGCAATGATCTGAAGATCAGTCGTGCCAGTGGCAACTGCTGTATGCAGTGGATCAAATAGCGTAAACTCCACTGCGTTGCTGGATTCAGCGGTGTGCGATTTGATCTTATAGCTGTAATACTCACCCGTGCCATCAATGGTCATCAGGTAGCTACCCGCCAACTCATTTACATCATCTACGCCCGAAAGGGCAGATGCGGTAACAGTGATGACTGTAGAGCCTGCAGCTACAGGACTGATCGTTGCGTCATCGAACTCAGCGATGTTGCCAGCGCTAAAATCCTGAGCCACCAGATGCCCTGCCGTAATCGCTGCACCAGCTTGCGTGTAGCGAAAAACGCGACCATCGGAAAACTCAAGTTTTTCACCCAAGTCATACTTGGCAGTGGAGGACTCTTCAAAGAGTCCCTGGCCTGCGTGACTGCCTATGCCAGTTCCACCGATACGGTTGATACCGTAGTTATTGTTTTGAACTGTTTGTGCCATTGTTCTTGTACCTTTCCCCTATGGTCAGGGTATAAATAGTGGGCATTGGCTTGCCCCCCAGGTTGATTAAACCGTAGTCGAAGTCGTGATATTATCGATCACGCCCTGCCTACGCCTGTTGTTCGTCATCAATTGAGCCCCGACGATTACGAAACCCACCTTCGCCTGTTGGTTGCTAGGCTCCTTGAAGGGGGTCTTGGCAAAGTTCAGACCTTCCTGCAAGCGCAATTTCAGGTACTTGGTCTGCAGCATGAAAAGCTGGTGATTGCCTGCAGTGCCTGGGCTGTCCCTATCCACGATGAACTGCACGCCACGGTAGGTAGCATTCTGACTGCCACTGCCAATAGCCTGGTCCGTAGCGGAAGTGAAGCGATAGTAGCCCGTGCCTTCGAAGATTGCCTCGTAATCGCCATAAACGCTATAGTTGCTGATTATGGTGTCAGGCAAGTCATTTCCCTCGGAAACTTTGTTCCAAAGGTCACGCATTGCCAGGATACCGTTGTACATATCGGTGGACGATTCTTTCACCGAAAAGTTAGCGGTTGAATACGTGTCATTGTAGTCAACACGCTTGTTGTCCCACCAGGTGTTGGTGCCTGAGTTCACAGAGTGAACCGTGCCACCAGCAGTGATCGAAGCAATGTCCTGCAAGCCCACGATGGACTTGCCCGATTGCGCACCCAGCAAGGCCGCATTGAGCGTAGACATTGAACCTGTCATCGCCTGCTCGGTCTTCGCCGTAAGCAGCTTGACCGCTTTATCGCTGGCCCTATTTTCGATCTCTTCGGTCATCGAAATAACAATAGGAGTCGCGTTATAGCGGAAGTATTCGAACGCTGCCGTGATGCCATCGGTTGAATCGGTGTCCAAAGAATCGTAACCATCGAACCAGGTCGAATCGGTAAGCGAATACATAAGGTCTTCTTGTATCTGCTTTCCTCCTTTGGACACTTCCATCAACCCACCTTTGCGAAATGCAGCAATGGTGGGGTACGAATTACTGATATTATCAGTCAGTCTTTTTCGCTTGGAACGCATGGTGGTTGTCCACGCCGCATCCCAGGTTTCAGTGGTTGTAATAGCTGCCATATCTTGTTGTCCTACATTGGTTTATGGCTACTACCTAATGAAGGGTAATAACCTATTCAAAGCCTAAGTTTTTAAGCTCAGCGTCTAGCTCTCCATCGCTGAGCGGTGCCCCTTCGCCACTTACAGTCACCTGCGGTCCACCTCTCGCTTGCCGCTTACTGTTACGCCTGGCATCTTGGTCATTCTGTCGCAACGATGCCGCCTGGTTGGCTTTGACTCCACTGACCATTTCGTATGCTTCGGTCACGGTGTAGTTAGCGCCAGATTCAGGATTCGACACGCCGATCAAGGCTTTGATCTGTGGCGCGAATGGGTCCAGTGCTTCGCCGTAAGCGTCACGCGCTTCCTGCAGTTGCCCAGCCGCCTCTTTTACCCGCCCTGCCTGGTGCTGCTGTGCGAGTAAAGCGGTGGCTTGCTTCAGCTGCCCCACCTCGGTTTTGAGATCCTCGTTACCCGATCCCATCTCGGTTTTGATGATCTGCCGCACCACATCAATGGCGCTGCTTTCATCGGGACCCAAACGCGAACGTAAGTCGGCATAGGGGTCCTCTTTGGGCTGCTCGGTGTTGACCTGGTTTCGCAGTGCTTGATACATCTGCTGCTGTTGTGTCTGCTGCGTTGTCTCAAGCTGCCTGCGTTGATCGGCCAGGTCCTGCGTTTTGCGCGTGTAGTCGGCTTGCTGTGATTTAGCCGCATCGATAACCGCATGGTATTGCTGAGGCACCTGCGATTTTTCTTGGCGTGCCCAATCGGACACACCGCTCGGATCGAAAGCAGTAGACTGTCCACTGGAACCTGCGGAGTTTCCGCTGCTGGTATCCCCCCCCAGGTCAGATGCAAAATCATCGGACCCTTCGGCGGGAGCAGCAGCCTCAGTCTCTTGGACTTCAGCGGATTCGACTACTTCGGTCACTTCACTCATTGCTACCTCACTCCTGAGCGTTGCTGGGCTTATCGGCCCAATCGCTCTGTGGTTTGGGAGTCTCTGGGGGGGTTATACGGTGGCAACGTGATCCTCCGACAGGGTCGTTGCTCTCCTGTATATTGTATTTCTTCATTATGCGCTGCTTGTCACCATAGCTGTTGATGTATTCATCCACCGCAGGCTGGTACCTGCCATACAGACCGCTGTGCGTCAGGTGGATCTGGTTCCTGCCCTTCTGTCCAAAGTCCTGTTCCATCGTCTGCCCCAGGCAGTGGCTGCACTTGCGCTTTCTGGGCAGCTGCGAGGTGGTGTAGAACACATCTTTCTCTTCGTGGTCACAGCTTTTGCAATACCAATCGTAGGCTGGCATTATTTCACCTTCGCTATTAGATAGGAACCCGAAGTGCGCACAGCATCTTTACCGAACACGCTTATAACTTCAGATAAATAATCCTTTGTCTTCCTATTTTCTTGCCACGAACCCGTGCTTGTGGGATTTCCCTTCCCACTCCCGCTGCCCTCGTATATTTTTATTCGAACTTCACCCCCTGGCTTGACCAGTGCCTTTGCTCCCCTTAGCGCCTGTCTGCGCAAGCCTGGCTCCTCTATCACGTTCAGCACATTATTCACGGTTACAATGTCTGCAGGGTTTTTCTCAAACTCATCCAGTATTCGATTATTATGCGATTCAGGGCGCTGAATGGGGTCGATTACATCCAGCCGAACTCCACGCTCAGCCATAAGTTCTTTGGCTTTATCGCTTTTGCCCCCACCCAGGTCTAATACTCTTGCCCCTTCGGGCCAATCAAATCGCTTGTCATTAAAGGTTGCCGCTATTTGCCCCAGGTCTGTTTTGCCTGGTTTATTCGCCTCTTTTGTACTTCGTCGTGCTAGCCCTTTTCTCAACCTGGCAGAAGGACCTGCCATGCCCAACATGGCAGGTCCTGCCATATTAGACCAAGAGAAGTCTCGCCCCTCTTCGTTCGCCATATAGGCTTCTGCGGCTGCACCTGCACCTAATGGGAGTACGACAGGGGCTGCACCTGAAATAACTTCTCTTGACGCACTTTTTTCGGGGTCGAACATCGCATAGCGAGATCGTATCTGGCTCGGATCGAAAACTACGTAGATGTCAGTCATATCTGCGCCATCGTAAGTGTTTCTAAAAATGGCACCATCGTGCCCCGCTGCCTTTGCTTTTTCTAGAAGTTCGTGGTAGGTCTGCTCCCGATAATGATCACCCATAAAATCAAACTCAAAAGGTTTTTCCAATCGCAGCTTTACGGGCATTATGTTATCGCCCAACATCCCAAATTCGCCTCTGTCTATAATGCCTTCCAAGGCATCCACTTCTGCACTTAATTGTTGGTATTCAGGGATGTCCCGAAGTTTTTCCCACTTTAACTCCTCTGCTGCTTGCAACGCTTCCTGCACCTCTTCAATTTCTTTTACAAGTGCTTCGTGCTGACGAACCCCTTCTATAAACTCTTTTTCATCTCTGCGTTTAAATCGGCTTGCTTCATCTGCATACTTCCACTCGGCTGGCATTTGCTCATACTTTGCATGTAATTCGTCCAACCCACGATAAAGGATTGGAATCCCCAATTGATCTGTTATTGGTTTTTCAATTTCGGTCATCTTCTCCGAAGCGATGCGTTGCACCTCGGAATGCTTCCCTATTTGTGCATCCATCTCGGCCTGGGTAACTCGACCCGTCGATACAGCATCTGCATTTTGGGCATATCGGCTGGCAGTATTTGTATCCGCACTAAAGAAAAAGCCAAGGCGTGCGCTTTCTGCACCTGTAGCTACACCCAATAGGCCAGGGTCGAACTCAGTTATTTCGCCCTTTGTGCCGTGGAACACATCGAGTCTAAACCCCTGTGATATGGCCCGATCAAATCGGGCTTTTTCTATATCGGGCAGCTGGCGAAAGATCGTAAGCATCTGATTCAGGTTTACCCGTGACTGCTGACTACGACCTTCGGCGCGAGGGGCTTGCTTCAGCTGCTCTCGCCACGCTGCCATTGTCCTTTCCCCAGGCACCTCGCCTCGGTCCAGGCTTTCTTGAAACAATTCTTGATTACGCTCTGCGCGTGTCCTGGGACGTTCCACCCTTGCTTCGGGTATCACCGATTCAACCAGGTCAGGCCCACGCAGCTTGCGTGCCATGCGCCCCAAGCTGCCTAGCGCTTTGCCACCACCGACGATGTCGGGCAGGGATAGCTTCTCTGCCGTGCCCAGGGGGTCTTTAACAGCCCCCATGCCTGCACGCCCCACCGCTCTTGCGGTACCCATTGGGTCCGCTGCTGCCTCTCGCGCCATCGTCTTCAACTGCTCCACCTCTGGTTCGCGCATCTGCAGTAATGCGCCTGCCTCTTGCATCGGGTTCGCTGCCAGCCACCGTGGGATCAACTCAGCGAAGCGTTCCAGTTCGTTGCGTGCCTGCAAGCTGCCTTCTAATTGCGTCCCTGCGCTTTCTAACCGTGCCCCCAGCTGCGCCAGGATATCGGGTGCCCCCTGGGGCGTGTTGTAGGGGTCCAGCTGCCGCAGCAGTGCATCGATGATCTCTCGGTCAGTCTGATTCGACATTAGAAAAACTCAGGCTCTTCCAGTTCTTTCTTCTTCTTGCCCCGCTTGGTCAGCATCACCTCACGCTTGACCCAGTAGGCTTTTATTTTCTTAGCCGCAGCGACGATCTTCGCATCGTGCTGACCATCCTCTTCGGCATGGCACAAATCGCAGATATACTCGCGCCCTGTCCACCACCAGGTCTTGGACTCGTGGCACGCCTTGCAGACAGCGCCCTTCTTGCTATTTGCAGGTCTGTCCTTGTATGCCTGGCGTTTTGCCTGCCTTGCCTGGGTTTCCATAGGAGTAGCCTGTCTGCATCTTGCGTCCTGTGCGCTTGGCCTCTTGTCGGGCGGCTGCGCGTCCCTTTTTGTCATACGAAAAATGCTTACCGCCCACTTTAGGCATTAGTTCTGCTCCGTGTTGAGAGATACGGTTTGTCCTACCCGCTGCGCGTTGGAACGCACTACGCTCTGCAGGGCAGCGGCTTGTGCCTGCACATTGGCCCCATCGCGTGCGGAGGGGATCGTCTTTTCGGTGTTGTCCTGCATCGGCTGGCCTTGTGCCTGTCCCTGCAGGAACTGCTGATGCTGCTGTACGTGCGCCTGCATAAGCTGCTGGAACTGCTGTATCGACTGCGGGTTCATCTGCATCTGCTGTTGCAGGTACTGAGTGACCGCTGGGTCTTCGCCAGCCTTGGCATGGGCCTGCAGGTGCGCCTGGTG